CCACCAGTTTTATCTCCTCCACCAGAGGTTGCTGCAAATATTCTCAAATTTGCTGCATTTGTACCAGATGCAGAGTTAGTTCCTACAATGTCATAGTTAGCTTGATATGCACCAGAGTTACCTATCTTAATTGCAGTAGTAGTTGTACCCTGTATATTTAACTGTCCTGTAGCATCACCTGTAGTAAGAGAAGATCCTGAATCGTTTAGGATAGTCTTACCATTAGTGTGTACATATATACCTCTATCAGATCCGTCGTCACTAATATAGTTAGTGTTTAGATCAATGTTATAACTTCCTGTATCTAGGTTAGCTGCTAGACTTGCCAAGCTTGCTGCAATACTAATAGATCCTGCACCGTTAGTAATAGTTATGTTACTACCTGCAGTAAGTGTTGCTACAGATGGATAACCGTTTGTTGCATTACCAATAAGTAGTTGTCCATTTGTAGACATCGCTGTGCTAGCTGCAAGAACGTTTGTGTCACTTGCATATAATATTGCACCCTTAGCAACAGCAGATAAACCAGTACCACCATTAGTTACTGCTAGATCTGCACCACTCCAGTTAGAGTTGTTTATAGATGTCAAAAACCCAGATGAAGAGTTGTTACAGTTGCTTAGATCAATCTGTGCCTCTACAAGTGTAAGTACAATATTGTTACTTGCTGTGGTTACTGTCATCTTTGCATCTGCAGACTTAATGCCTTTAAATACAATTTGATTTTGATTAGTTAGCGTTGCGCTAGTATAGATAGTTTCTGAGCTTGTCCCTGCAGTAGATACTGATGGAAACAAAGTTTGCATCTGAAATTTCTTAGCTGTTTTTGAGCTAGAGTTTGCAACCAGCAAAAAATCTGTGGCTGCTACTGCACTTTTAGACAATGTACTCAGAGATGTTATTTCTGCCATTTTTTTTAAATTTTAAAGGTTGCCCCATTTACTGTAATAATACTACCGCCTGCTGTAAATACATTTTTAACTTTTACAGCCTTTCTAGCTCTTCCTCGTAAGTACGGCGCTATACCACAATCTTTACAGTACTGCTGCACGTATGCTAAAAAGTTAGGTAAATATTCTTCTCTTGTTTCTGTTATAACCAAACTTGAACATTTTCTCCAAGGGTTATCTAGCCTTTTACTTATTGGGTCTATATTAAGGTCTGTACTAGATGTTGCTGAGTATATACTTTGACTGCCATCTAAATTTTTACGTTTTACAATAGTATTTATATTGTAAGTTCCTACCTCAGAAGGGTTCCAGTATATACCCCCAGAACTTGACCAGTCTACCTCACAATCATTACTTGCATCTAGTATAGCAGGTGTATTCTGATCAGTACAGTTGAATAAGCAAGGTAAGCCTTTTCTAGACATTAAATCGTCTATAATTAAAAGTTTCCAAGTATCCATAGTAGAACATGCGTCTGATATTCCAGTTATTTGCTTTGTCCAAACTCTATTACCAGCTTGTATAATACAATCTTTATTGTATGCTAACAGCTCGTCTATTTCATTAGGGATACAGGCTGGTATAACTGTATTAACTACTTCACAGTCTGATAAACAGCTGTTAATTTCGTACTGACAATCACCACTATCTACAGATGCTGCACTATTATAATTTGTTGCATTTGGATCTGTACACCCAAATACAGGTTCTTCAGGACAGCAATCTCTATCTACTTTTATAACACCATCTACATCTGGAGGGCAAGGACATTGAATGTCTCTAACATCTCCAACAGCACCTTGATATAAACATGACCCATCATCTACTGCTGCGTCGTCTACAGTATTTTTAGCTGCAGGGTCTGTACATCCATATATATTAGTATCACAACTTGTTAGATTAACAGCAGCGTCTATCACTGTAACTGCAGCATACCTATCAATATCAGGAACATTTAGTGAAGCTCCGTCTACAAAAGCGTCATCATAGTATCTAACACTTATCTGATAACTTCCTGCAGGTACATTTTTAAACTCAAAGCTTTCTCCTGTAGAAGATGCAAGTTTTATAAAATTGCCTGCTATAGCCTTTGGAATAGCTGCTTTAAATATCTGATCATAATTTACAGCTACAAAGTTATCGTAGTTTCTTTTCAATACTATCATAACTACCACACCATTAGGGTTGCTAATAGTTGGCAACAAAGATGTAGTATCAGGTAAAGTTATAGTAATTGTACCTGTAGCTTGATCATCACACCCTATTCCTTGTACTAGTGGCATATATTAACTTTGTGTTTTAGAACTTGAGTTAGTAGTACTTATTGTAAATTTATTTGCGCTAAAGTCTCTTAATCTGGTTTCGTCTGTTTCTTTTCCACTACATCCTTTACTAGAACATTCTTGTAAAGTTTTAGATCCTGTAAAATCGTTTTCTATAAATGTACAAATTCCTTTAATGCACTTATAGCTACCCTGTGATGGGAATATACAACTACCATCGTCTATTGTTGCAGCAGGGTTATAGTTGTCTGCAGAAGGGTCAGTACACCCAATAATATTTTCTCGACCTTTTTCAAACTGACAACTGCCGTCGTCAAATATTGCTTTTACATTATAGTTAATAGCAGTAGGATCTGTACACCCTCTTAAATTATCTGGAAATGTACAAGACCCATCGTCAATTGTAGCATCACTATTAAAATTGTTAGCTCTAGTATCTGTACAACCTGTTTGTTCAACTATAAACGGTCCAAATATTTCGTAACATTTTTCTTCTTCAGGACTATCGTTAACAGTACCGTCAGAATCCCAGAATACAAGAATAGCATACACGCCAGCAGCTAGTCCTGGGAATATATGCGGAGTTCCTATACTACTAGCTGTTGCTCTACTAACTGAGTTGTCAGTTATGCGAGTTTTACCGTCAAGGTTATCTAAAGCCATTTGTTTAGCGGAATTCACTAAATCTATCCCTATCTTTCCTGACTCGTTCATCTGTCGTAGGTTGTAATCTACAGGATCAGATTGACTGCTTACAAACTCTTCAAATACTTTAAACTCTAATAGGTTAGGTCTAGCTAATACTGTATAGACATCAGGGTAAAGTATACCAGCAAAATTAATTTTGCCTATACTAAGACTAGTTCCATCAGGATCTGAGCCCGTATTTACAATTGTAGAGTTACCTGTGTCTAAAACCCAAGGGCCTAGTATTGGTCCGTTATTATCAACATCTGCCTGCAGTTTACCGCCTTCGTTACAGAAAACACAGCCTGAAGCAATATGATTTGTTACACCTGTGTCGTAATTAATTGCACTACTTGTAGACTTACATCCATATAAACCGTCAAATGTTGCTCCTTCTGAGCTGATTACAAAAGATAATGTTTGACTACATGCATCACTCCCTTCGCTTTGATCGCTTACAGTAATTGTATATCCTCCTGGAAATAGTCCTGTAACTGTAATCTCAGCTGTGCTTATACCTGTAGTAGTTGCTGTTGAGTAAGATACATCTGTGCTGTCTAATCCAACTAAAGGATTTACATTAACAACAGTTTTATAGTTAGCAGCACCTCCAAAAACTTCAAAGGTTGCTGTACCACCATTGTCAACTGCAGAGTCTGCTTTTGTTGTAGATTTAAGAACTACATTATATTCATCACATTGTGTCGTAAATGTACAACAGCCTCCGTCAACAGTTGGATGCTCGTTAAGTCTTTTGGCTGTAAGTGCAACTCCATCACAATCATTTATAGGAACACCTGATTGTACACAAGGTAACTTTTGGTCTACACATTGTTTTAGGTAATAATTTGTACCTCTAGGGTCTAGACAGGCTCTGTTTACAAGAGATGTTCTTACAGCTAGTGATACTACTACAAACCCCCCAAACACTCTTGGAGGTGTAATATTTTCATCAATACTACTAGTACAACTAAAATTTAACTCTGTTCCTTTATCTACACCTCTAGGCTTTCCAATATCTAAAGAACTAGATCCTACATTGGTATGCTCTATTTGGTTTAAAAAATCATTTTGTAATTCTGAAGAAGCTAGATATGCAGCTACACCGTCCGCAGTGTAGTAAAACTCTTCAGAGTTGCTAACGTTAAGGTGTCTATTACTAGATGTAGGAAATATAAAAAGATCTCTGTATTGACTGCCTTCTGCGTAGAATAAAGAATCTGAGAAAGTGTATCCTAAATCTGAATCTTCATTAATCCCAAATACAAAAGACCTTACAAGTGAATCAAAGTCTTGTTTTAAAGATTGGTCAGCCTCTACTTCTTTTATGTAAACTTGAGTTTGAAGAGTAGAATCAAATAGTATGTCTAAGTTACCAAAGCCTTTGTACTCAATTACAATTTCTTGCGTACCGTCTAATTTAATTTCTACCCTTTCTGTTAAAATAACAAGATTGCTATCGTCTCCCACCTTTACAGATCCAATCTTATCGGAATTGTGAGAGTTTAGAACTGCATAGTTAATTCCTGCAGAATCTCTAAAATACTTGTAGGATACAAATGTTTGCCTAGTTGCCATAATTAACAGTTACAACCGCAGTGTCCTCCACACATGTCGAGTGCAGTTATATATTTTTTCTGAGCATTGTCTATTACAGCTTGTATTTGCTGAACAGTTCCTGCTGAGTCAGCAGTTGCAAGCTCTGCTTCTGCAGTTTTAAGTAGTAAAAATATTTTTTGAGCTTCTGCTAATTGGTCTGCACATTTTGTACAGTCACAGTCACAAGCTAAAAGCTCGTTCATTTTACCAGCCAAACAACATAAAACGTCACAAGATAGTAATGCAGCTGATCTAAGTTTTAAATCACCATCTTCGTAGTAATTAATTACAAAAATACCATTGCTGTCGTTCTCTGCAAAATCAGAAACTGTTATAACTCTAGTATTAGTAGAGTCTCCAGTAAAAGAATATCTAAAAGAATAATCGTCGTTAGCTATTTGGACTTCTTTAAGTCCTGAGTTAACTGTAGGAACAACAGTAATAATAATTTTATTACAGTCTGCAGTATTTGATACGTTTAGTGTAGTCATTTGTCTAATATAATAAAAAAGACTAGTAGGGGGACAAGCCCCCTAGTAGTCTTAAATTAATTTGCCATTAAGCAGATTGTGGGCCTACGTAATATTGTACGTAAACATCAACTACACCAGCAGTCAAAGCTGCTGTTGCAATCACAAACTGAATACCTGTAGCAGATGTAGTCTTATCGTTAACTGCGTTAGCGATTACACTTTCGTCTGCGTAGTCCGCATTATCAAAAGCAACTGCAGCATTCAAAGTAAGTCCACCAGCTGTAAGAGCTAGAGTGGCTGAACCATCGCTTGTTAAAGCTGTGGTAGTACTATGAAAAACATCTGTAATAATTGCATTATCAGGGATAATTGCAGAATTGCTTGGTACAATCGTACTTACAGCGCCGCCATCAACTGCAAAGTCGTATCTAGCGTGAGCTGTCATCAATTTAGGGTGTGCCATGTTTTCTTAAAATTTAAAAGTTAATAATTATAAACTAACAGGAGCTAACCCCGCAGATGCTAAGTAACCATTTAGTTTAGACTCAAAAGCAACTCTGTTTGCATCACTTGTAGCATCAGATAAAGCAACAGTAATTTCTATTAGATTATCTACACCTTGGATAGCAGACATAGTGCTGCCGTCTTTTGTAGCTGCAATAACATAAATATCGTAATCTGTGCCAGCCACTGCGTTTACTGCAGGCTTGTTAGGCATTTTCAAACGATCGTAGAATCCGTGGCTTACACCGTGTAGTGATTCTTCTAAAGCAATAATTGCAGAACCCTCACCAACACCTGGATCAGCTCCAGACTCAGCAGCAATAGTAACTGTTAAACCAGCAGGTACTAGCTCAGAGTCTATAGGCATTTCAAAGTTAGATGGTTCGTAATCCCAGCTGTCACCGCTTTGAGCAGTAGCACCTCGTAGGATACCTGAAAATACAACTTGATCAGTGCTAGATACAGAAACACTTGCTGGACTTAACCAATCTGGCAAGTTAGTTAAAGCATTGTAAGCAGCTACAACATCTGCAGCAGCATTAGCAGCAGAACGACTGTTAGCAATCTCAGTGCTAAACTGGAAAAACTCTGGACGTGGTCCGCCTTTTCGTACAAACTTAAGAGTTAAATCTCCTTTTGCGCTAGAAGTTCCTGCAATATCAATAGTTACTGTAGCAGCACTTTGGTCTGCAGATTCTTTACCTGAAAACGAGATTACGTTTCTACCATAGAACCATGGAGATACGAGGTTGTTTCCAGATGTACCTTGAACAATACGAATTTGTTCGCTATCAGCGATAGTGTCACCAACAACTAATTCTGTTGGTCCATTTTCGCTTAATTTTTCAATAGAGAGTGCACCCGCAGCTACTAAACCACTTGATGAGCTGTACGCAGTGCCATCTCCTACAAATAAATGTCTTGACATGATGTCTCGATTTATAAATTAATAATAAAACTATTCATTCTTTGTAACCTCTACTAACGAAGATTGGTATCTAGGATCAGAAGTGGCTTCCAAAATACTGCTTACCGTCATCGCAACGATCTCTTGATGAGTGTGTTCAGGTAGTTCGCAGTTTACCCCCAAAGATAAGGAAATCTCTTTCGGCTTTCTTATATAGGTTATTTTTACAGAATCTATTATAAATATATCACTCGTGTACACATCTAGGGATCTACCACGCATAGTTGTCAATGGTGACGTATGCTTTGTAGTATTAAATGGATCATTGAGTAATGCAAAAATATCATCCTGTTGTGAAAACCTATTGCCTTGTGTAAGTAGGTCTGTAAAAACTATTGGTTCTCTTTTTTCAGAGTAGCTAGCGTCTAATATACGCCCAGCTTGTGGTGTTGGTTCTTGTATATCATCACTACCAACATATGGTAAACCATGAGCAGAAGAAACAGCTCCTATAGAGTTGTCCCAGTTAAACCAAGGGTGGAACTCTGTATCTACGGCTACAATAAAACTTCCTGGCTCATACAAAGTTTCAAACTCTTCCCAGTAAATTTTAAAACCTGGTCCTGCATTGTTTAGTATGTCTTGTCTAACAGCTTCTATGTTTGAAGGGTACGATGTAGGTACCCATCCTGAAGATATTAGGTTATCTGACGGTGCCCATATTGTAGCAACATTTGCTGCGCCATCTAACCGCATTTCTATACCGTTTATAAATGCAGTAGAATTACCATCCTCATTATTAAGTATAAAAGTGTCAAAGTTTAATACAAAATAAGATATGTCTGGTAGATTTACTAGCTGATAATCTATAGGAGCACACTTGTTAATGTACACCCTAGATACTTGATTTACTAGATACATATAGTCAGCCGGTAACCTAAATGTGTCTACAAATATTTTAGTTTGTAACCTTTCTTTAAAAGATACACCTGCTTCGTACTCTCGTACAAGTGTTCGTAAGTCGTCAATACGTTTTTGTGATTCTTCAAAACCTTTACGGTAGATGTTGTTTCTACCATATTTAGTATTTATAAATCTAAATACGCTTTTGTTTAACTCTAGGTCTATCTCTTCGGATAGCAAGCTGTCAGCCTGGAGTGAATTAATCTTATCCACTCCTTGCTGTACAGCGATATGCATTTCAGTTACATTCATATTAAGTCAATGCCAACTCTTGCAGTTTGGCTCTTAGTACTGTCAACTTACCTGAATTTTTCTTGTCTTTTAGATAAACAACTGTATCATCAACTGTTTCTCCTAAGACCTCGTCAATAAAGATAACTTGGTTTCCAATTTTTCTAAGAACTCCTGCAGATACCATTTCATCAATTTCTGCTTTTAGTTCTAAGTTCTTGTCAGTAGCAATACGTAAGAATTTCTTTGGGTTTTTGTTTTTCAACTCGTATAGTGAGTTTTCTACTTGCTCCTCTGTCATTCTATCAGGATTGCTATTTGCCATCAAACGTAATACACGCTTCATGTTTAGTAAACTAGAAGAAAGTTTGATAAACGCTTTGTCTGCATCTTTCTTAAGTTTGATCTCATTGTTCTTAACCTTATCCTCTCTTCCTAGATCTTGGATATAGAATCGCTTGTTAAAGTTGCCATCCATTTCCTCTTTGGTCAGTGCTACATGTGGATGTTTAAGTGCAAAATTGTACTTAATGTAATCCATTATGTTTATTGGGTTATTATTACCATCTAAACCTACCTCTAGTTCAACTCCTGTAAATCCTACAGGAATAGTAAGATCTGCGTAGAAATTTTTTACATGCTTTGGCCAGTCAACATGTTCTGGCGTCACATCTAAAATACCATCCAGATACTTCTTGTTATCCTCAGCACTAAAACCGTGCAAAGGTTGTCTATTTACATAGATACTACTGAGTTTCATAGTTGCCTCAGCTCGTACTTGCTTAGGTAAGTGACCATCAATGTCCTTTCTCCTAATAAATACTTTTTTACTCATAATTCAGTTCTTTTTAGTTTTAATTGTTATAGGGTGGAAAGAATAACTCTCCTATATTTTAAAGTAAGGATGTGAGGAGCAAAGCTCCCCACAACCTCAACCAAACCAATATATAGACCGCGTTACACGCCTTTATTAAGAAGCGACACACTCAATGTCTAATGACGTGTCAAAACGCTTAAGCGCTAGACCAGCCGTCTTCAACATGTGTACGCTTGCCCCGTCTACATCAGATGCTCTTGCAGAAGTCGATTCGAATCCTTTTGGAACAACTGAACCAGCTACACACCAACGCATCATCTCACGACCTTTCTTAGAGATCATTTGTAAGTTGTTCTGACCGTCGTAGTTAGACTGATCAACAAACACCATACGGTAAGACTCAAGTGAGTAACCTGTAACAGGATGTTTAGCACGAGCCTGGGCAACAGCACCATGGTCAAAAATAGGTAGTTTAACCACGTTTACTACGTGTCCATCTACGTGCTCATAAGTAGTGAAGTAACCAGTTAATCCTAAGTTACGTCCGCTACCTGTGATGAATCGGTTCTCACCACCTACCTTGAAGGTATTGCTTGAGAAGTGAGATTTAAGAGCTTCATCAAACTCTCGTGCACCACCCGTACCAGTGTACAGAGTAATTTGCTTTTGAGCAGCATCAGTCATTCCGTAGAATAAGTCACCGATGATGTTTTTAAGCTTAGACTCTGTCATAGTAGAGTAAGTGTCTTTATTTACAATCTGCTGGAACAAACCAGGACCTACGATTACAGGCTGACCATTTTCATCTTTCATGAAAGTGTGACCGTTGTTGTCGTAAGTTTTCTCTCCGTACCAGTAGTACATTTCACATTCTTCTTTGAAGTCTAACATGTGTAAGTACTCTTCGTAGTCCATCCACAACTTAGTTGTAGAACCACCTTTTGTTGGTAGAGCAAACTCAGCTACAAATTCTTTAGCGTTACCAGACATGTGGTAAGACTTACGTACTGTAGTTAATTTGTTACGTACCAAACCTGGAGATTCCCAGTTAGATGCGTTACCACGAGAGAAGTCTGTCCCTACAGGGGCAAACATCTGAGCCCACAATGCACCAACTGCAACGTCAGCTGCAGGTACAGTAGCAGTGCTAGAAGGATTTACAATCTGGAGAGTGTATTTCCAGCCTGTATTACCAGCTACTTGCTGTGGTTCTTTCATGATACGAGCCTGCGCACCTGATTGAGATACAAGTACGTAAGGGAATACAAAGTGTTTGTCAGGAAACTCAATCTCGAAAGAAGAGCCACCAAGACCTAAGTTAGAAGTGCTGCTAGGTGCTCCTGAAACTGGACGAGTTCTCAAACGATGTGTTGCCACACGATATTCATACTCAAGACGGTCGATAGACTGTACGTTACCTACACCTTCTGTTAAGAAAGATAATGGGAAACGCTTGTCATCTTTACCTGCTAGGTGAGTGATGATTGGAGATAACTCAGATGGTTTCGAGAGCAAAGCATTTGCCAGACTGTTCATGTCTGTCATCTGTGAGTCGTTGTAAAACGTTTTCTGCACAGAAATGTTTGTTCCGTTAATTGCCATTTTTTTATCTAATTATTAAAGTTAGCGCATTTTAAAATTGCCATTTATCATATATCAAGATCTAGAGCATCTAAGTCAATAGCTGAAGATGGTCGTCTAGAGGCCTTTCTTGCACTCTTAACTCTTTCTTCATTCTTAGAGATTCTATCTCTCAATGATGTTGTTGCTTTTGTCTTTGCTTTTGTATTGATGATTTTGTCTAGATTAAAACCCTTGTACATCAAGTAGTCAATCGCTAGCTTTACATCCATCTGCGCCTCTCTATGATCTAGGTCACGTTGTGTAAACCCTTCCTTAGTTACTGGCTTCGATACATAATCAAAGAACTTAGCCTTATCTTTTTTAGGAACTGTAATACCTGCAAACTCGTCTGTATTACTAATTGTTTCATAAACACCGTTCCAAAATTGTGTCTGTTCTTCTTCTTGTTGGGCTCGCTGTTGTCTTTGCGCAACTTGTGATTTAGCTAGAGCTTTTCTAGCAGCTTCTGATTTTTGGAACAGTTTACCTGTATCCTCATAATCATCTAGCATCTCCTCAATAAATTCGTTGTCGTGGCCTTTTGCAGCAAAGTAATCCGCTAAGATTCCTTTTTGGCTTCTAACATCGTCTTCATCAAGTTCAATCTGGTCATAGTCCAAGTTAGGATCGTATGCCTGCATAAACTCTTGCGAGTCACCTCCGTTAAGAACGTACTCAAGATGGTTTTTAACCAGTGGGAACTTTTCAAACAGATTATCTAATTGATCTTCTGCCATCTTAGAACTCATATCTTGAGTTAACTGTAATAAGCCCTCAGTGGTATCCTCGTATTCGTCTTCTACTTCGTATCCTAACTTAGATAGAATTTCTCCTACAAGTGTGCCATCTTCTACGGCTTCTTCTGTAACATTCTCCTTCTCCTCTACTTCATCTAGCTCGTCTTCTAGCTCCTCGTCATCTTCTTCTTCTACCTCTCCTTCAGGTTCTTCTGACATAAGGGCTGCGTCTTCGTCTAGCTCTGCAGCTTCAGGGGTCTCATTTGTTGGTTCTTCTACAACTTCCTCAGTATTGGTCTCTGAGTCCATTGACACACCATCAAACATATCATCAAAAGATATGTCGTCTAATGCAATTTTTTCTTGTGCGTCACTCATTGTCTATAAAATTAATCTTTACAAAATTATTTAAAATTAGTCCGATTTATCTGGTTTGATTATTTTTTCGTATATGCTTTATTATATAACACTTGTCTACCTCCAGTTCTAAAATTATTTACCCGTTGTGCATTTTGTATTACATTTTTATCCAAAGGAATTATTTCGTATGCGTCCCTTAATCCGGGACCTTTTGCCCCTTGAGTGTACACAGCATCGTACCCTTGATCCATTAAACTTTGTATGTACTGGTTGTCTAATACTTTTGGATTAGTGCCTTGATTAAAAGGATTTTGTATGTTAAGTCTTGCAGACACTCCCATTCCTTGATCTCCAGCTTCCTGCATGTATCTACGTGCCATGCCTTTATCAGGGCTAAAAAATCTTAAATTTTCCGCCTTACTAAATTTATCTCCTGCAGTAGAAATAGGATTCATAATATCTGCAAATTTATCAGGGGTAGTACCTCTATAAAAAGTTGCAGGCTCTGGCAGTGCTAACGGTTGCTTAGCTGCCTGCCTTGCCATATCATCTGTAAATTGAAACCCGCTTACGGCATTGTCTATGTTTCTGTAAAGAGACGGAGTGGTAGCTTTTGATAATGTAGTATTAGCTTTTGACGCTATGCTTGATCCTAATTTTTTAGCACCTGCGCGAGTAACACCAAGTCCAGTTAATGCATCAAATACAGGATACACAGGCTCTATTCCTCCTGTAGCTTTATTGCCCATTCGTTCTTGAAGTGCCAACTCTGATTGAGTATAAGGTGTAATAGTTACCTCATCTAGCATGCCGCCATAATTAACAGGTTCTAAATTGTTATGCATTTGCTGAACCTTTGGAGGAAATAATCTATCTTTAAAACTTCCTAATTGATATTTATTTGGATATATGCTTTCATTAAATGCTGGAGCTACATCTTTATAGTTTTCTTCAGCAAAATATATAGCGTCTTCAGGGCGGTCAAAACGTATAGCCTCATCCATTCTAGGGCCTGTCTCATCTAATTTACCATTTACATCCTGTATATCAGGAATAGCATAATCACCATAACTACCCATAAGATGTGTACCTGTTGTGCCATCTTTAAATTGATATGGATTATCAGGCGGTACAATCATTCTCTGTATAGCAGGATTATTACCAAACTCGTTTTCCAGTGCAATACGAGCTTTCATCATGCCTCGCATACCATCTTTAAAACTCCCTGTTTGATATTTGGGTATGTATTTATATCCAGATTTATCTTGCACTAAGTTGTACGTACTTCTAAATTTTTTAGCATCATCAGCGTCAGAATAGTAAAAGTCTAACTCTTTGTCTGTTGTGGGGTGATCTGGACTTTTCATAAACTCACCTACGCCTTCTTTATTAAAATAGAAAGTATTAAGGTGGGCTTTAGGGTCGTTAGCAAATTTAGACAACTGTTCTTCAGGTGCTAATTCAAATGCTCTTCTAAGATTGTACTGAGAAGTATCTCTCTTTTCGGGCGGAAGACTTTGATAATATTTCTCAAAACCCCCTTTCTGATATTTAGCTTTGTATCCACCTTTCTTGTATGCAGGTGTTTCTATAACTGTGCCCTTGCCTGGACCAGTAGGTAAGCTTTCTATACCTGGTGGCACATTCTTAAACGATTGTACTAGGTGTCCTTGTTCGTCAAACTTGCTAATATTAATAGGTACTTTCATACCTACCGTATTAAACTCTGCGTTAGGGGGTGTATCTGGGAATGCCATACTAGCTTGGGTATTACCCATAGCATGCTGTTCTCGTAAACCTATCTGCTTCTGTTCAGGAGTTTGTGCAACCTGCATAGGCTGTAACATTTGCATTACATCTTGACCTTGCCTAGCAGCATCGTAAAGATCCATAATGCTGCCTTGATAGTCAGTTGCTTTAGCTGCTTCTAGGATTTCTCTACGACTCTTGTTGTCTAGCATTCTCTCTCTGAATATCTGCGTTGTTTTCGTCTGCTTGTGACTTACGTTGTATTTCTTGCTCTGTTAGATCTAGCTCTCTTTGCTTAACTTCAAAGTCTTGCATCATTTTTTGCAAGTTAAAGTTCTCTGCTGCAGGATCTCTACGTGCCTCTGCATTGATAAGAGCTACTTCTATCTTAGCTTGTCTGTCTTTATCTTTCTCTAGAGCATCCATCTGCATTTGCTGCTGTTGGATTTGCATAGCTTGTTGCTGTTGCTGTTGTTGAGCTTGTTGTTGTGCTTGCTCTAACTCTTGTTGAGCTTTCTCTGCTGCTTTTAGTTTCTCTTTGATTTGTGGGAAACTCTCTGCATCTAACATCTCTGCAACTGTAGATGTCTTAGCACCGTTCTGAATCATAGCCTGTGTCAAGCCTTTGATCTGATCTAGCTTGAGTTGATCTTTACCAGAGTCAGATACAAATATGCCGTACTCAGATTCTAAGTGCTCCATAGAATCCAAGTCCAAGAAATCCGTTGTACCATCTGGCATAACAAACTGTCCTTTCTTACCTGTCAACCATGCTTCTTTAGAATAGTCAAGTAGTGCTTGCATATCTCTCTGCTCTAGTCTAGCAAACTTGCGGAACATGTCTTCTGTAATGTGCGATGACTGTAATATAGCTTGTTGGCTAGATGCCTTGCCTTCGTATGCACCTATCTCACCTTGTCGTTGTCTAGATACACCAGATAGTTTTTCCCACTCTTGTAAAATAGAGTCAAGCAACACAATGTACTGCTGTATAGTCTTGATTGACATATCTAGTACAGACTGGTGCTGTGGAGATAGCTGTATACCTTCTTTGTTGTAGTCAACCCACGCAATACCTGTACCTTCTACATAGTACATAAACTTATCCATGTCCCACTTCTTAGGAATCATGTTAATGTCAAACTGTGCAATAATATCTTTACTTCTAGCAATAGCAAGCTCTAATCGATACTTGTAAATATTATAATTTAACTGGTATGCAATACCCAAAGACACTAGAGATACATTTCTAGAGTTTATGTCAGAATATTTTCTACCGTTAATAGGTAATTTACACTTAGAAGGATTGTCAAGCGATATACGCTGATTTGCTAGTGGGTTTATGTTTATGTAGAACCTCCCGTCTATTCGGGTACCTTCCCATACCTCATTTACCCACATGTATTTTACTTTTCCTCCTGCCTCTTTCATTTCTGCAGGCATTCTGAAAGTTTCGTCCACCTCTATAGTCTCAATAGACCCTGTTTCTGGATCAAGGTACTCTAAGAAACCAATACGCTTTCTAGATTTCCAATACACTGTAGTTACCTCAACTAATCTATTTCTATGTATGTTAGGGTCGGTAGTAGAAGATTTGTAAAATAAATGACTGTCAATATCGTGCTGTCTAGGCTCTTCTAGCTCTAGAACTTGTTGATCGTTTAGTGCGTCATGGTAATAGTCAATGACTGTAGACGCATGTACATATTTACGTACAAGTGCCCAGTCACCATCCTCCACAAACTCTAGATCAGGATCTTTGTCGTAATCTACATCTATTGGATTAAGTATTTCGTAAAATGGTTCTCTGTTACGTACACCTCTATGCGTGTACACCTCGCCTGCAACTAAGAAGTGAAACCAAGCCTTTTGTAACTTGTCGTATACTTCTTGATCCTGCATAATGTATGTCATAGCATACTGGCCTTTGATAGCTCTGTTGTCTACATAGTTGTTGTCAAACTGGCTAGCAATCTGCTCAGGCATAGGTATTTCTTGAGGAACCTGATTAGGATCTACCATATCAGGAGCTTGCTCAGACATTACTTTTAAGAATTGCATTTGCAAATTCTGGTAGATAGCCTCTTGCTTTGCTTTTTCTTTCTCGCTTACTGCGTTTGCATTTTGTACTGTAACAGTATAATTGAGAGGTCTTTTAGACTTTTCGCCTAGGAGAAGATCCACAATGGGTTTAATAATAGGATAGTTACGCATTTTAGAGGGGAAGTTCTTACGGCTCTTGCCATAAGGTTTTAGAACGTAACGATAGTCTTCCTCGTCAATTATACCGTTATAGTAATCGTACAATACACGCAAATCACTTTTGTGATCGTGTAAACCGTTATGTGATAAACTGATAAAAGCTTCAACGCACTGCTCGCGCCACTTTTTTGTTTTCTTTGATAAAGGCAGCCTTTGCTGCGGTATTTTTTCTCCCCCTAGATACATAGAATACAAAGTTAATTAATGTACAGCCCTCTATCCTGCACATGTGTTATTTTAAAGGTGCTCTTATTGGTATAGCACTTAATGGTAGTTATTGTCAAACCAGGAATCTACTGATCTGTCCTCTAATACCTCTTTTACTTCTGCATTATACAACTCTCGCGTGTGATACATACCAATCATAAGTGCCATAACGCGGTCAAAGTTGCCCTTGTAGTTAAACTTTATCAGTTCTTGTAGCAGGGCTAAGTCATATATCTTGTGCAGGTTTAGTGTAGTTGTCCCGTCCTCTTTTACACTCCTAACTGTATTCAACCAATCACGTATGTACAACTCGCCTTGTCTTTTTCTAGCTTCTGTTGTGTGCATACCGTATTGCCTCTTTACATTTTTAGAGCGTAAGTCTTTTTTGTCAAGCATCTCAAACTCTACCTGCAGTTTGTGTAGCTTTCTGTGTTGTTTTGCATATTGTATCACAGCACCACGGTCATTCTCAAACCCAATCTTGGCATTGTAATAGTCAGCTAGCATAAACAAGTTTCTGTTGTACTCGTCCTGTGTTTGTGGCCTACCTATGTAGCTAGCAACAATCATATCGTCTGGTTGTGATATATTGTTGACTCTTTTTATTACATATGCAGCACCTAACGAGGTAGAGTCTGCACTTTTATTCTGCCCATAGGGGTCATGACAAACTAAATACAAGTTATGCGGTGTTTGTCCTTCTTGGTTTTTGTACGGCCCTTCATAAACCACAACTGCACCAGACAAATCGTCTTCTTTTCTGTGCGGAAACCTAGATATAGGCCGTAAATCACCATCTAACTTAAACTGTATCTTGTTATCCTTGCCGTAGTATAACTTACCGGCTGTCCCCACACTTTGCAAGTTGTTTACCTTAACTTTATTGTATTGTTCTTGCAAAGATGCAATGTCAAACAGGTTAGATGACACTTGCAGTGTAGCCTCCCTAGGACTATTAGGGTGTTCTGCTATGTATTGGTCGTATGCTTTAGGATCGTTAGTCCCTTTCTTCTTGTTTCTATTTTCTTGCTCAAAAGCTTTTGCACCTTCTGTGTCAGAGTTACCATCAGCGTCAATAAACCCATCTAAGTTTTCGTAAATAGGTACAAAGTGTCCACATTGTGTGCCCATAGCCCCGTCATCCCACTCATTGTCAAAAGCCATGCAGTCATACGATTCAGGATTGTAGAACAACTCCTCCATACCCTCAAAATCAGCACCATCTGTACCACCTGTACCAAATGCTACCATTGTACCTAGAGTTTTACTACCCTGACGCATTGTAGGCATAGCAACCTCCCATGCTTTTAGCAGTCCTGGGAATGCACCTGCCTCCTCAAAGAATATAAGCTCGCCTGCTTTACCACGTACTTTGTCAGGTGCGTCTTTTAGTGACACGCCCATAATCATTGACTTCATACCTAGCTCTACATCAGACCCGTTTACATTTTTCTTGTACCCAGACATCTTGTTCATCTCCCTATCACGTAATCTAGGCTGTGTCCAAGCTGTGTTGTCGTCAACAAAAGACAATATCTCCCATGCCTTTGACAATAGACCGTCCCCGATCAAGTATTCTTTCTGCCCAGCAAACACATAGTTCTTACTGTTGCGTATATGGAAATAATTACGTGCAAGCATAGCTGCTGCCTTGTAAGAGTAGCCTTTACGTCTTGCTTTTAGCACAGTCATGTGCTTGTTAGTCTTACGACATGTATCTATAGCTGTAAAATATTTGTAATCCCCGTCATAGAATGCAGGAAACGTGCGCTCACGTTTTGCAATTACTGTGCCGTCTGGTAACTCCTCGTCTACAGATCTATCTATAGGACAATAGTTAAGATAGAAGTAATGATTGCCTGTGATTGTAATTTCTTGATCAGTGCCCTCGCCCACAGTGTATCCATACATACATCTGTGCTGTTCATTGTCCCAAAACTCGTAGTAATCTTTTGTGCCTGCTAAGGCATTTGTGTAATAGCCATGCTCTATAAACTTTAGAGCGGCTGGTCTTAGTCGATCTGTGTTTTTAAACATTTGGTTTTAATATCTAGTAATTTTTGGCACTTTTCATACTCTTCCATAGACTCCATAAATGTTATAACTATGTCTATTGTGCCTGGATCTCGACCGTCACTTTCTAACGGGTCAAATGGTAAGTATAGGTCTGTTAGTTCTTGTGTATTAGAGTAGTCTTCAAAAAAATCATCAAGAGTCATGTCTTTTACAATCAACTTGTAAGCATTGTACATCGCTTTTTCGTAATTTTCTATGTCTTCTAAAAAGTCCACTACTGACTATACTTGTTTACCTCTACACCACCTCGGTTACTAGATTGTACTTGTTCTTCTTTCTTAACAAGATCTTCTAATTTACTAATTCCATTTATAACATCCCCCATCTTAGACAAATTAGCTACTAAATCTTTTGCTGAAAAAATTGGTTTGCCGTTATCGTCTGCTAGGGTAAGATCTACGTCTTTAAAATAATTTTCTAGTTTTACAACCGACTCTCTAGCTGCTGCTAGCAATCTTACTGCTGATGTTTCTTTTAGTTTCTTGTATTTTGCACAAGCTGCTTCTATGGCAGAGTCTGGTTCCCATTTTGTTTCCCCAAACACACTAAGTTTTACTTCTTCTCCACGCTTATCCTCGCCATACACAGCAAACGGTGACGCATGGTCACAAACAAAGTACACATATGCTAGCTCTTTACTAGATCTGTCCTTTGCCTTAGTCTTATCTCTACTTACAAGCTTTGCAAACTCTTGTATAGTCAGCGTATAAGCAGATGGCATTGCAACATTATCTGTTATTGTTAGTAGTTGCATCTTTTTTCTTATTTACATTTTTCAGTCTACCTGGTTTTACAGAAAACTTACCAAAGTATGGTAATCTTACAGTCTCAAAGTTGCCTTGACCCATAATCTTAGCCACATACTTAAACTGGTGCTCTACAATGTTGGATACGGTCTTAAGTGGTAGATTGTGTTTACTCGCTAGCTCCTGTATCAGGGCTTTTTTCGATTTTGCCATGCTTTTTTATTTGTGGTCCCCATTTATGTTTTGGGCAAGACGATGTTTTCCATTTTGCTTTATGCTCTAGTAAACATCCGCAGGCAGCACACCTTGTACTATCAGCTAGATAAAACTCACAAGACACACAAGTCTCTAATCTTTTTTTATACTCAGCTTCTGATACATTAGGAAGCCCTTCTGATACATACTTTGCAAGTTCTTTGCTAAAGTTTTTAGTCATCTGCCAAATACTCGGCAACTCTTTCTCCTGGCTCATACTCTACTTCAATAATTTCTAAGTCTAATAAATTTCCATAACCATCTTGTATAATTCCAACATATATTTCGTCTACGAGATACTGAGTTATTACATAATTAGGATTCTCGTTTAATGTTGACTTTAACTCCTGTGGTTTTAACATTTAGCAACTGATTTAGCACGTAATTCTTACCAACTTTACGGATTGCTCTCTTATCCTTAAACTTCTTTACGTAATTGTTTAAGGTATTAAAATCACTAATACCTAAAGCTCTTGCAGCTTGTTTTTTATTATCAGATGCACACAAATTCTTTGTACCTTCTTCTAATTGCAGATCTACTAATGTAGATAGCACTCTAAGCTCCATGTCTGTAAGATTAAAAATACCATTCCAAAGTTGCAAGTACTTGTAGGTAGAATTTACCTTAATCGTTATCTTTTGCTCCATCTATATTTTCGTTTATTTCTGCAACTACATTTTCTGCGTAAGGCAGTTGCATGCAATATTTATATAGCACTTCTTCTATGTGAGATTTTTCATTCTTATTCTTAATGTGTATCTCTATATAATTATAAAGTGCTAAGGTGTGGTTACCTACCTGGGTTTCTAATTGGTATAGTACATCATACAATGATTTTTCTACTTTGTATGTGACACCGTCTATTGTAAGCTTGCGCTTATTTGGTTTTTTTGTCTTCATCATCTTCTACAGTAACTTCTATGATGTACTCTCCCTCTCCTATCAAGATTCGTACATCCCATGTTGCGGTAATATTTTTTTCTGACCACATTGTCAATTTTTTTTCAAATTCCAGCATTAGATGCACAAGCTCTGTCAAATCCCTTGTAGCAAATCTTGTTCTAAGCATCTTTAAATTTTATTCTAGCTCTGCTACCATCTATAATTATCTCACAAGATGTAGCCTGCCTGTTAAATTCTTGTACATACGGCTCTATATCCTTACGGGTTGCCATAAAACTCAAAAAGACTGCTATTTCTTTAGCAGCCCTTTGGGTATCATCACGCAAAGCTTCAGATTTCTCTTTACTTTCTAGTAAATCGTGGTAGTCCTTTAGAGATATAGTTACTGTACCTGCGGGAATCACAAGAATCTACCTAAAATCTGGAATTCGTTAACAAATAAGTACGATACCTCATTGATATGTACAATCATTGCCTCTGAACTAGGGTCTACCATAACGGTGTCCCCAACCTGAGTCTGTCTGCAGTCTGGTCCTACTGCCAACACTGGTAATACATTAGTACGCAACTTATTTGCTGTGTCGTCCTCCAAGATAATACCTGACTCTCGCTTCTGCGCTGCAGGATTGGGTAATATAACCCAACCACCATAGGGTTTAAAGTCTAATTTAGTGTCTGCCATTGCCTATATATTTAGTTATAGGACAAAGTTATAATAAAATAATTTACATTTACAAGGAAAGTGTCAGATTTCTAAACATTTACCCGTTTAGACACACCTCCCCCTTAGAGAATTTACATTTCGATCGGAATTTTACCTTTTAGCAGTGCTACCATTTCTGGTTACCTAGGGACACTAAAACTAGTGTTACTTCACCGCACCTACCTGTGTGCAATGTGCCCCAACTACAGGCTATATCCTCTCTTTTCGAAGCTATTGGAGAAAACTCTATTCCTTATTTAGGAACTACAATCCAACGTCTGACCCCATAACTACCTTCTGGCCCTCTGGGGTGATACACTTTCGTGTGCTTCTAATGGCAAAGATATAAAAATTTATAATTTCTTAGCTGCCGCAGTTTTCACATTCTGGATTATCAATGCTGCATTGAGCATTATCGTTCTTTTCGTCACTCGTAAGTTCGTCAACAAAATCTTGGAAGTCGTCACTTAAATTAAAATCATCGGTCATAGATGTGCAAAGATAATCTAGTCTACAACTCTAGAAAAAATTTCTGGGGAAAAAATTTTTTTTGTGGAGGATTTGTGAGCGTGTTGACCAACTACAACACAGACCCCCACTATACTTTGGGCATTGTAACGCCCCACCTAAAACATAAATGGTATGAATTTACTAGACTTTTTGCGTCAACAAGGCGCAGTAACAGCAAGCAAGGTAGTAGGCCCTAACGGAGCTTTCATCTCTTACGAGACTAAGAAAGGCGACAAGTCTACGCTACCCGTTGGTAAGAAATCCCAAGAAGGGACATTGAGTGAGTACAAAGTGCTCATAACCGACGACGGTCAGCCAATTGCTACGGTCAACAACTACAACGTAGAGGAAACTATATCGTTGTAAAAGCATAGGACGCTTCGGCGTCCTTAGCTTTTTAGTTTGCCCTTAGGTTAACTGATTACTGAGTGAGTGTGCGTTGTACATTCACTCTCTCTTTTTTCCACCATTTTTATTTACCTCATTAATTATCTAATCTAATACTATAACACAATGGTTAAATTTGTTTTCAAATGTGCAATCAAGTACGTTAGCTTGTTTGCTTTGTTCTTAGCTACATTTATGGCTATCAATTCAATGGCAGCAATTGTCTTTGGATTATTATCAGGAAGCGGCTTCCAAGATTGGTTTGGGAGTGGTCTTATTATCTTCTCAATGATTACTACTATTGCTTTTGCTATTACTGCATCGCAAGAGTACATTGATAAGCAAAATAAAATGCGTGACTATTACTTATCTGTTAAGGGTAAGTAGTAGTCATACTACAAATAATAATTCCGTGGGACTAGAAAAGAGTCTCAGTAACGCGTTGCGAGGATAAGGGGTCAGAGGCCAAGGGTCGCAACCTAAACCTTATTGATAGGAATTATTTTTAATCTGTTTGTAGGTATCAGATGATGTGTTTAAACCTTCCCTTACCAAAGCAACGCGTGGTATTGTGATTAAAGAAGACGTTGCAGAGTTGTGTATTCTTATTGGTTTACCATTTCGGAGTCGGTTTGGTTTTCCAAGGGTAACGCACAACTCTTTGTTATTAACCTTACAAACATCCTAACGGAACCTCGATACGGTAACTTGATGGTCCTAGACAGTTACGGTGAGGCTATGAGAGTTGCAATTAAGTAACACTGCCTGAGTATGCAGTCCTAAACTACTCGTTTATTGGTTTGGTGAGGGAGGCTGTAGTGGCTTCCCTCTAACCAATACAAATTGGTTATCCCTTGAAGACTGATCGTATTTTAGGGTAACACGGGAAACCGTGAGACAGCAGTAATTGGGAGTAGAGCCTGCGGAGGCTACTACTTAATCTACCTACCAGAGGAAGTCCTGATACAGTTGAGCAGGAATGTACGCCTGTAACCAATTTGTTTTTATAAACGAATCATTAATAAACATCAATAACTATGGCAACACCATTTTACATCAAAGACTTCGATGGCCTTGAGAACACGGTTACTATCGGAGTTCGTGACGTCCTTGGTCACACACACGAACTAACAGTTGACGCAGAAGGATTGGCTTCTTGGCAACTTGGTATTCATATCCAAGAGGCTTTGCCTAATCTAACAGCAGCTCAACGTGAACTACTAATCACAGGCATCCCTGAAGCATTATGGGATGATATGTTTAACAGTGAAGAATCATGAAACAAGAAACAAAAGATATGATAGAGGACATTGTAGTCTTCATACTTATCTTATTTTGTATGGTAGCAGTTGGATTTTCAATAGCTACTCTATAGTATAACAGCAAACACCCAATCGTAGCTATGTAAAGAACGGTTGGGTGCTTTTTAATTTTTATTAATTCCATTAAAACATTCAACAACATGGAAAACGTAATGATGAGTGGTGAGCTTAACTCACTAAAACTAGGTCAAACTCTATTGACTAGATTTCGTAAAGTAGCTAACGGATTTATTTCTGTAGAACTTGCAGAGGTAAAAGAAGGATCCCGTGGCCCTTCGGCTGCGTTTATCTTTAACAAATCTGATAGTAGATTTACTCGTAACAGTGCACGTCGTGCATGGCAGAACGGTCAGCCCGCTGATCTTGAGGAAGCACTTGGTGTAGACTTGAGTGACAATGCAGGTTGGGAGTTCGATGAACTTGGTAATGAGATACTAACTGCAAACATTCTCAATCCTGTAGTTAACTTCGAAGGGCAGACATTCCCAATGCGTGTCCAAATCGTAGAGACTACAGAACCAAACGATTGGCAAGCTGCAAACGTAGAGACAGCTGCTAAGCGTAAGGGTAGAGACGGTGACTTCATCATGCACAATGGTGATTACATCTTTACCAATGCATCTATTGTGTTCACTGAACCACAAGATGTATCCCTAGAAGCTGATACAGCACCTGTACTAAAGGTGACTGAGACAGAGAAAGTGAATGTAGAAACTGGAGAGATCTTCAGCTAACATTTATTGTAAATAATTTAGGTATGGCACTTGTGTGTCATATCTATTTTATTTATATTTGTTCACAAATGTAATCTAATTATTAACATTTTTATCTAATTATCTGATTATGAGTAATGTAATCATCAACACAGGCAAGACGTCTGTAACAGTACACACTAGTCACAACGTGACAGTAACTGAATCTTCTATCATCATTGACTTGGTGGCAACCTCAACGAAACCAAAGACAACTACAGCAAAACGTCGTGGTCGTCCTGCAAGTAAAGGTAAGAAGACAGTAAAAAAATAACCATGGAGGTTATGTTTTAGGTGATAGATAGGTTAGGGTGCTTCGGCACCCTTTCCTTTCTTATTTATTATGGCAAAGATGAAAGAACTCTACCAAACTATACAAAGTGGCGAGTATAAAGAATTTAAATTGGCTTACGAGCTTGCAAGGCTCGAAGGCGTACGTGAATATGTCCACAAGGGTGAAGTGCTAACTATAAACAGCAGTGCTGAGTACATTGCTACTGTAGAAGGACTACTAAACCCAGAAAAATGATAACATTCGTGAGTAATACTACATCTATCAGTGATTCCTTCAAGCAAGGAACCATTGATGATGTTGTTAAATATTGTAAGACCAAGAAAGTTCTTGGCGTAGATACAGAGACTGAAGGCTTTGACTTCACCTGTAAGAAAATGATCATGTTCCAGATTGGTGATGAAGATCAGCAGTTTGTAATAGACACGAGAGGTGTAAGCATTGAACCTCTTCGTGATATACTTGAGTCAAAAGACATCATCAAGATATTTCACAATGCTAAATTCGACTACAAGTTTATTAAGATGTGGGCATACATAGAGTGTGCTAATGTCTACGACACTTTCCTAGTAGAGAAAGTTGTTACCTGTGGTCAAGAACTACGCTACGGTCTTTTGCATTTATGTGAGAGGCATCTAGGTGTAGAACTAAATAAGGAAGTAAGAAATCAATTTATAGGTTTGACAGGCCAAGCATTTCGTGACGATCAGATTGTCTACGGTGCTAAAGATGTCGAGTACTTGTGTCAGATTAGGAACAAACAGTTACCTATGATTGATCAGTACAAACTACAGAGTGTAGTTGATCTTGAGAACGAGGCAGTTCTTGCATTTGCAGACATAGAATTCAATGGTCTGCAGATTGACAGAGATGCATGGGAGAACATAGCTAAGCATAGCGAGAAAGAGGCCGTAGAAATGCGGGACAAACTAGACGATATGCTACTACGTGACCCACTGTTCTCTGAGTTTATACTTGACGCTGTACAAGGAGACTTGTTTATGCCTGTAGAAGATATTAGAAAGGTTGACATCAAGTGGACATCACCAACACAAGTGTTGAAGGTGTTCCAAAAGTATGTACCAGATCTTGAGAATGTCAATGGCAAGCAGATGTTTAAGTACAGACGCAAGTATCCTATGATAGATTTGTATGTTAAGTACAAAGAAAAAATGAAACTCGCTACCTCGTATGGTAACGACTTCTTCAAGTTTGTATCGTGTGACAATAAAATACATACGAGCTTTAGTCAGATTCTAGACACAGGTCGTGTTGCTAGTAGTAAACCTAACATGCAACAGATACCTGCAGATAATTCATTTAGAAACTGTTTTACCGCACCTGATGGGTGGTGTTTTGTATCCTCAGACTATAGTTCGCAAGAGTTGAATGTCATAGCTTTTGGTAGTAAAGATCCTGTATGGATCAAAGCACTACAAGAAAGGCAAGACTTGCACAGTGTATGTGCAGAGCTTGTATACGGTGAAGAGTGGATAAATAGTGCAGAGGATGATTGTAACTACCTCGTAGCTAAAGGTAAGTGCAATTGTCCTAAGCACAAGAAACTACGTACTAATGTAAAGACGATAAACTTTGGTCTTGCCTATGGCATGGGCCCACACAAACTCGCTGATACACTCGACATTAGTACGAAGGATGCTGAGAAACTTATTGATAAGTATTTCGATGCATTCCCTGCAATAGGTGGATTCTTAGATAAGCTAGGTAACTTTGGTAAGACCTACGGGTATATCAAAACTTTCCCACCGTACAATCGTAGACGATGGTTCCCAAAATGGTATGCTAGAATTCGTGACAGCAGATCAGACGTTATGGAACTAGGTTCTATCGAGCGTGCGTCTAAGAACACACCTATTCAAGGGGCTTCTGCAGACATGACTAAGAAAGCACTGATACTTATTCGTGACTACATACGTGAGTTTAACGTGCCTGTCAAGATAGTTATGACTGTGCACGATCAGATCGATACAATTTGTACTAACGAGTATGCAGATCAGTGGAAAGACGTAATGACCTCTCTTATGGAGCAGGCAGCAATTGGTATAGTAACAAACGGTTTGCTAAAAGCAGACACAAACATTAGCAAATCATGGGAAAAATAGATGAAAAGCACAGAGTGCATAGGATTATGCAAGCTGTATCTAAACCTACAGGAATATCTATAGAAGATATGATAGGTAGTTCTAGGTTTACACCTGTAGTAGAAGCTCGTAGAGTTGCTATGGTGTTAATACGTAAAACACTAGGACTAACACTTGTAGGAACTGGTAGATATTTCAACAAAGACCACGCTACTGTACTACATGCTGAGAAAAAGCATCAAGATCTTATGGACATTGACAAAAACTACCGTGAGTATTACAGTGTGTGTGAGGCAGCTGTTAAAGACGACAAACTGTTGAAGACTGCAGACAGCAGAGATATTATTATCGCTCTTACTGAGCGTGTACGTGTATTAGAACAAGAACTAGAAACATTAAAAAACACAACCGTATGGCTACAAGAGACATAGAATTTTCAGAAGAATGGGTAGGCACAGTAGACTGTGACTTAGACCCAGGAGAACCACAACGATGGTATGACTCTAACGGCGACCCAGGAACTCCAGGTATACCACCTTCAGTAGAGGTATACAAAGTTTGGGTAACGTTAAAAGACAGAGAAGGCAACGAAATAGAGGTAGATGTACTACCATTCTTGCACGAAGCTGGCATTGTTGACGAAGACGAGATAGCTCAGGACATACTAGAAAGAGAATTTGAACAATGATACAAAGGGGAGGTGAATTTATTAATTTAACAAGTAAATTGGTTGTTCAGCGGAGCCTCCCCTTTAACTTTTAAAAACAAAAACAAATGTACGAAGACATCCACCTAACACTAACTTACGAACAAGCCAGAATGGTTTGGGTAGCCCTTGTAAACCAGCAAAAAGTTGGTAACAAACCTGTAGACCCTGTAGACTTAGAAAAAATTACTTCTAGACTACATGATTTACTTACTGTTTCAGAAATGCGTAAACAAATCGACTTATGAGACATTTTATAGACCTAACCACAGAAGAATTAGAAGAATTATATAACCACCTGCATGCAGAATCGTCAATGCCTTGGCTTAAAGAAAAGCTAGCTAGACACATCTCGTGCTACAATCTAGAATTTAGTTATGGAAAGCAAGATGAGCCAGTTTCTACGGATTGCAAAAGCAAGACTAAGAAAGATTTATCCGAATAAGCAACAACGTAATGCTTGGGCGGCTAAAATGTACTCACGTTGGACAGAACGTAGAGCAGAACAATAATTTATTTAACTTAAAACCTAACATTATGGTAAACGAAAAATCTATTGCCTCGTATCAACAGCTAGTTGACGAGGGAGTAATTAGCAAGAGACAGTCTCAAGTATTGCATGCGCTCAAGGAAGAGCTAGGCAAGGCTACAAACAGACAGCTTGCTAAACATCTTGACTGGGACATCAACAGGATTACAGGCAGAATAACAGAGCTTAGAAACAAAGGCTTAGTTATACCTGCAGGTAGTCACTATGATGCTGCAACTAACCGCACTGTAAATATGTGGAAATGCAAATGACAATGTCCCAAGTAAACAAGATAAAAGACACTGAACAGAGACACGCTCTTAACATGTGGGCTAAGGCAGGGTTTGTAGGCAGCATTATTGCTGGTACAGGCTTTGGTAAGTCTAGATGTGGTGTGCTTGCAGCAGGTAAAACTCTGCGAGACCACCACAGTGAAGACGGTGAAGGCAGAGGTATTGTACTTGTGCCTACTGTTCAGCTTAGGGATCAATTCGAAGAAGAGTTCTCTAAATGGGGTTACGAAGATGTAGTTGATTTGATAGACTTTGTCTGTTATCAATCTGCATACAAGCTAAAAGACAATCATTACAATATTGTTATATGTGATGAGGTACACCTTGGCTTGTCACCTGAGTATCGTAAGTTCTTTGAGAATAATACATACGATAGAATACTATGTATGACTGCTACATTGCCAGAAGAGAACGAGTACAAGTTGCATTTGTTTAACATTGCACCTACAGTGTACAAAATATCTCTAGATCAGTGTGTAGCTATGGGCCTAGTATCGCCGTATGATATTGTTTGTGTACCTATCAAGCTTACAGATGAGGAGCAGAAAGAGTACAAAGCAATCAATAACAAGTTTGTGTATTGGAAGTACAAGCTAGGTCAGTTTGGTGCATTTGATGCTGCCAAAGCTATCATGGCTAACAAGAATGCTACACCACAAGACAAACAAGCAGCTGCTAGATTCTACGCATGTATTAGAGAGCGTAAGAAGGTAGTAGACTTTGCATCTAACAAAGTAGCACAACTACAAAAGCTTGTGATACAGAACTTGGATAGCAAGATGCTTGTGTTTGGTGGTGCTAATGCTTTTACAGACGAGCTCTGTGACGCTACACAACCTTTTAGCGTTGCATACCACAGTGGTAAAACTAAAAAGCAACGTGAGAATGCACTAAAAGAGTTTAAAGACGGAGTCAAGAATGTATTGTGCTCTACAAAAGCTCTTAACCAAGGTCTAGATGTACCAGATGCATCAGTTGGTGTAGTATGTGGCCTTACCAGCAAAGCTCTACCTATGATACAGCGTATCGGTCGTTTGATACGTTTCCAGGAAGACAAGAAAGGTAAGATATACATACTGTATGTCAAGGATAGCCAAGAAGAAAAGTGGCTAAAAAGTAGTGTTAAAGGACTGAAGAATATTACGTGGTTACCGAGCTAAATGCTTGGTAATCAGGTATGTTTTTCGTAAATTGTATAGCTTATGCAAATAGAAATTGACATCAATTTACTTCTGGATAACGACATCAGTGCAGACGATTATCTTGCATTGTATGCGTTGTACAGAAAGGGCTACAAAATCATGAGTAGACTAAATCTGTCACCTAACTGGGACGATTTGCAAGACAAAGGTTTTGTTAAGCTCGGAGAAAGTATGCAAGAGCATATTGTTAGACAAAAATTTATAGACTTGTTCTCATCAGACTTTGATCAAATGTTTGTAGAGTTGCTAGGTAGGTACCCTATGAAGGTACAGACTAAAAGTGGTGTGCGTGTATTGCATGCTGCAGATCCTAACGCAAAGGCAAACAAACGTGCAAAAGACAGATACCGTAAAGTTGTAGGCAACAAGCGTTTTATACATGATAAGATTATGAAACTGCTTGACGTGCAACTTAAGGTAGAGAGAGGGCGTCTAGAATATTTGCAAAACCTAGAGGTATGGATTAACAACCATACTTGGGAAAAGTATACCAACATAGACAGCACACATGGAACAGAATCAGAAACCAGAATTACAAGAAAGCTCTGACGTATTTGCAGACAGAGGTTTCCAGCGTATCGACAAAGCTGTTAAACAATCTATCGTAATTGTTAAACAAGCTAAGCTCGGTCAGCGTGACGTATTGCCTACGTCGTGGAAACGTCTTAACAGAAACCTACTAGGTGGATTGCAAAAAGGCAAGCTTTATGTAGTTGCAGGCCGCCCCGGTGTGGGTAAGTCTGCGTTTAGCAACCAACTAATATTTGACGTACTTGACACTAACCCTGACAAGAACATTAGAGTATTATATTGGACTTTCGAGATGCCAGGTTACCAGCAGGTAATGCGTAGCGCATCGAAAGATGTAAGAAAAGAGATTGGTCAACTACTATCTGTAGACACACCACTCTCTGATGTAGACTTCAAGACGTATGCAAAGAAGGTACAGAAGTATGGGAACTATCCTATATACTTCAACAATGTGCCTCGTACTATGGAGTTTATTATGAATACTAATGAGGAAGTGTTTAACAAGCACCCTAACGACACTGTGATCAACTTGTTTGACCACTCTCGTCTTGTTAGAGGTAATGAGGACACAGAACTGAAACGCTTGAACACGATTTCCAAAGGCTGCATGTGGCTGCAGTCAAAGCTAGGCACAATCAACATATTGTTGTCGCAGCTAAATCGTAACATCGAGCAAGAGCACCGTGCTAAAAACCAATACCAACCGTTACTAACTGACTTGTTCGGTGGTGACAGTATTGGTCAGGATGCGCATGTGGTTATGATACTTAACAGGCCTTACGACCTGTACGGTATTACAGAATCATACTGCAACGAGGATCCTAGAGGTTTGCTAGCTGTGCATGTCGAGAAGAACCGTGATGGTTTGCTAGGCATGATTGGCTACGAGGCAGACATGAGCACATTTACAATCAAAGAACGTACGTGATAGACAAAGTCTTGCGAAAGACTTTTATTGTCAGACCCTCTGGTAGGTCTACTGACTTTATTAGTCCTAGCTTTGGCTATGGTTGTCTGTTTGACTGCAGTTATTGTTACATGAAACGACATAGACCTGATGGTTTATCAGTTGCTACAAACACTAACGACATTCTTACAGAGATTAACAATCACGCCTTCTTTACTCCTGTAGACAAGCCGAATCAGACACATCCTAGATTTACTACTTATGACATTAGTTGCAACGAGGACTTTGCACTGCATGCAAAATACCACGAGTGGGAAAAGATCTTTGAGTTTTTCAGAGACCATCCTATTGCTATGGCAAGTTTTGCTACTAAGTATGTAAATGATACATTCCTGAGCTACAATCCGCAGTTCAAGGTCCGTATCAGGTACAGTTTGATGCCACAGAAAATGGCTGATGTACACGAGAAGAACACATCTACAATCATAGATAGAATACAAGCTATCAACAGATTTGTAGATGCGGGCTATGATGTTCACATAAACTTTAGTCCTGTCATTGTATATGACGGTTGGCTAGATGACTATGCAGAACTATTTAGTCTTATTGATGACAATGTTAGATGGAAGGAGCAGGTATTTGCAGAGGTTATATTCTTGACACACAATTTCAAGAAGCATATTGTAAACCTTGGCAAACATCCTGATGCAGAAGTCACATTGTGGACGCCAGACATACAAGAGGATAAGAACTCTGAGTATGGAGGTAAGAATATTAGATATAATCACGAGCTAAAACGTCAGTTTATAGCCGAGTTTATAGAGTTACACGATAAAATAATCCCTTGGAATAAAATCCGTTACATTTTTTAACTATGGAACTACCAAAAACAGTGGTTAAGGCGAGCCGTAAATCGCCAAAGAACATGATTATCTACGGTCCACCAAAGATCGGCAAGACAACAGTACTATCGCAGCTCAAAGACTGCTTGATTATCGATCTAGAGGCAGGCTCTGACATGGTCGATGCACTAAAAGTCAAGGTCAACAGTTTGAAAGAGCTTGGTGAGGTTGGCAAAGCTATTATCAAAGAGGGCAAGCCGTACAAGTATGTTGCTATCGACACTATCTCAAAGCTAGAAGAGTGGTGTGAGGAAGATGCAAAGAAGTTGTACATGGCTACACCTATGGGTAAGAACTTTGAGACTAAGAATCCTGGTATGTCTGTGCTTGCATTGCCTAACGGCGCAGGCTATTTGTACTTGCGTATGGCATACAAGAAGTGGATTGATAGACTAAACTTGCTAGCAGATCACGTCATCCTTGTCGGTCACCTAAAAGACAAGATGCTTGAGAAGAAAGGCAAAGAGGTTGCAGTCAAAGACTTGGACTTGACAGGCAAAATCAAACAGATTACATGCGCAAATGCAGATGCTGTGGGCTATGTCTACAGAGAAGACGACAAGACTATGGTCTCGTTCAACTCTCTAGAAGATGTAACTGCAGGTAGCAGATGCGATCACTTAAAAGGTCAGACCATGCCTTTACAATGGTCAAATATATTTATTGATTAACTGCTTTAAAACGAAAAAAAATGATTGAAGCAAGAACACAGAACCCTGGCGAGGCTACGCAAAATGAAACTCCACAGACCATCACAGTATCTATGATACTAGAGGACTTGGACAACGGCATTGACCGTAACGGTATCAAAGAGAAGTACAACCTACAAGCGTGGGAGGTAAAGCAAATGTTTGAGCACCCATCACTGAAAGGCAAGAAAGCGAAGAAAGTGAGAAAGCTCTCGTTTAACTTTGTTGATGACACTGCGTTGGATAAGCCTCTTACTGATCCTGCACAGACTAGTATTCCTATGCCGGATGAGACTAGCTCTTACGATCAAGCTGTAGATCATGGCACTCCGTTAGGTAATACTAATGAAGACTGGAAACACTCTTTTGAATAATTTTAAAAACAGAAATAGTTATGGCTATTAAAAGTAATCAATCAACCGATGAGGTTGTAGGCGGTGGTATAAAACTATACTCAGGCCTTAGTAATTTCAATGTAATTGCAGTAAACCCTACATTGGATGAGTTGCATGATCTAGGTATCATGCTAAAAAGCGAACCTAATTACTATGTAGAATTTAGCGGAGAAGAATACTTCAAGCTAACATTCTGGATTAAGAATGAGGACTTGACAACTCGCTTTGAGATCTTGATGAACAACAAGCCCCGTGTATCACAGAGCGGCAAGCATCAGTATCTAAACAATGCTGGTCAGTCTACGTGGTCTAACGATGCACCTACCTATGACTGGTGGAAGACAGAGGGTACTCGTCATGCATTTACAGGCGAGGAGACTTTGGTAAACTTTGTCAAAGCGTGGGCTAATGTTGCTAACGGTGATGATGTATACTTTGAGTCTATCGACAAGATCGTACGTGGTGATGTAGCAGAGGTCAAAGCTCTTGTAAAAGTGCTAGCCTCTAACCAGGTTCGTTTGTTGATCGGTGTCAAAGATGGCAAGTATCAGAGTGTCTACACAAAAGTGTTTGGCCGCATCAAGCCACAGCGTGATGATGTATTTGTTAAGAATCTAAACGATGATTACGGTGCATTCAACGCAGAGTTTGATACAACTCTTGCATGGGGTCCATTTAGTCCTCAGCTTGCCCTTGTTACTCCTGACGCAGAAGACGACAGTCCTGCAGAGAGTGACGACTGGGTTTAACTATGTACTTAACTAGATGAAGAGGGGAGCTGAGAGGTTCCCCTTCTTTGTTTATATTTGTTGGCTTATGATTAAAAGTAGACAGAGTGAGGACCACCTATCTAAGGACATGATATTGTCTAGGATTAGGGAGATAGACATCTTTTCTTACTATTGTCCAAGTTTCAGAAAGCTAGGTGTTAAGTTTTGCAGTGAGTTGCGTGAAGACAGATCGCCTTCTGTTTCTATTGTTATATGGCAGAATAGATTATTGTACAAAGACTTTGGTTATCCTGAGCACACGTTTGATTGTTTCTCCTATGTGATGAAGAAATACAACTGTGGTTTCTACGATGCATTACGTATAATTGACAATGACTTTGGTCTAAATCTATCGTCTTTCAAGGACACTATAGGATTCTCTATGGGTGCCCGTGCTGTTAAGACTGATAGAAAGGTAGAACAAAAGCGTGTTGTTATTATTCGTAAGAAGCGTCGTAAGTGGATGCAAAAAGATGCGGACTTCTGGTCTAAATTCTTTATCAGTAAAAAGACTTTGATTAAATTTGACGTCTGTCCAATCAGTCATTACTGGATTAACGAAAAGCGATTTAGTTGCAATCTTAGTTATGCATACAGGATAGGTAAGAAATACAAAATCTACTCACCTTATGAAGATGTTAAATGGATTAGTAACACTACTCGCCGGCATGTGCAAGGCTATTTACAACTACCTAGTGTTCACAATATATGCGTGGTCACCTCCAGTCTCAAAGACGTCATGTCACTGTACGAGCTTGGGATCCCAGCAATCGCACTCCAGTCAGAAATGCAAATGCCAGAGAAAGCCCTTGTACACGAACTGCAAGAGCGATTTGACGTAGTTGCACTGTTTTATGACAACGATTTTGACAATGTAAATAACCCTGGCCAGACAATGGCAAACAAAATTATTAAGGAGTTCCCAAATTTTGTTAATATTGTACTGCCAGAGCAATATGGTGTCAAGGACTTGTCAGATTACATTGCTAAGTACAAATCTCCTGCTGTAATTAATGCTCTAGTGCTAGAGACATTGATACGTGAGACTGAAAAGAAGAAAGAAAAAGCCACAGAACAAGAAAGTACAGAACGCAACAGCGAAGACCTACAAGGGGATCAAGTTCCGTTCTAAATTAGAAGTATTTACTTACAGAAAACTAGAAGAGGCAGGCATTGTGTCTGACTACGAAAAGCATAAGTATGTACTACAGTCTGGGTTTTACTACACTTCTGAGGTGTACGAGCCTCACAAAACACACGGCTATGTCACAACTACAACTAAGATTCGTGACATAACTTACACACCTGACTTTGTTGATCCTCATGGAAGATGGATTATAGAAGTAAAAGGGTATGCTAATGACGTCTTCCCAATGAAGTGGAAGATGTTTAAGAACCATCTTATGCAGCAAGAAGAACCTCCTGTTCTTTTTCTGCCTAAGAATCAAAAGCAAGTTTTACAAACAGTAGAACTTATTAAAGAGAAATTCTAAACTAAATTTTATGGATTATTCTAAAGATCTCCTCATAGAGCTTGAGGGGCTAGGGATTGACACGTCTAAAAGTCCCGATGACACAAAGCGTCAGATTACTGCGCTTTACGATAAGACAAAGCATGACACCTTTGGCTATATCGAAGATTTTGAGTACTACGATAGAGTATTCGAGCCTGTATACGGCATCGAGTTCTTTATCCTAGTTAAGAACGCACGCAATAATTTTATGCGTGAGTATCGTGCAACACAGTATAACATTTTAAAAGACACTTTAGATGAGATTGTCGAAAATTCAAAAGTGGCAAAACAATCTAAAGAAAGGTGATTATATCCGTGTCCTTTACAGCCATACCGAAGTACATGGTGTGTTTGTAAGATGGACAGGTTCTCACTACAACAGTTTCCATTACGTCGCTGTAAATTGGTGGGGTCATCCTAATCCAGAGGACTACAAAGATTCAAGTAAAATCTGGAGGATTGACCACGTTAATAGCAACGGTGCAAATCGTGTAAAGCCTATAGATGAGCGATACATGGAAAATGAATTATTAGAATGTTTAGCTAACCTAAAAAAACTTGTATTAAAATGAGTATCAAAACAATTGACAAACAGATCAAAGGATCTGAAGGCCTTGCTAAGAAGATTAACAAGGGCGCAGAACGAATGGTGTTCGACATTTTGCAGTCGACTCAGTATTCTACACCGATACCATCTACGATCCGTGAGCTTGCAACCAATGCATGTGACTCACAGCGTGAGAAGGAGATTGCTATAGAGATACTAGAAGGCAGAGCAAAGCCAGAAGACTATTACATTACTCGCAATGGTGCGCAGTATGAAGACAGTAACTTTGATGAGAGTTACTATGACCTAGAGTATTTGTCTAGACACTTGAAGCACATTGACATTGTGTATCAAGAAGGCGAAGGTACTGGGTATTGCGACACTGTTAGTATTACAGACTATGGTGTTGGTATTGGTGCACGTCGTCTAGAGGGTGTGTTGGAGCTCGGTTATTCTACCAAGCGTAACACATCAGAGAACTTCGGTGCATTCGGTCTAGGTGCCAAGGTTGCATTGTCTACTGGTGTAGACTTTTACACTATTGACACTGTGCACAACGGTAGAAGGTTTAAGATGAACTGCTACAACTACAAGACAGACTTTATTGTACCGTCTTTTAATCCTAAATTAGGACAGCCTAATCCTCACATTACACTAAGCGATGGAACGAAAGTGTTTTATGAAGAGGCTGACACTAGAAACCGTACTACTATATCGTTTGGTGTAAAACGTCACCACCGTAGAGACTATCGTAATGCTGTAGAAGAGCAGTTGATGTACTTTGACAACGTTAGATTTAAGCGTATTAACGAGTCTGGGTATGAAGATACTATGCCTTTTCAGCCAGAGATTCTTTACAACTCTGACAACCTAATCATCTCAGACACATACCTGTTTGCTAAACCTCACATTGTACTTACAAAGGACAAAGGTGGTAGCACAGGTGTTAACTACGGCTTTATTGATTTCCGTGAGTTGGAGATGGAGCAGATGTGGGGCCCTATTGCATTCAAGTGTCCAGCCCGTCAAGTTATGACTGACGATGATGGTAACGAGATTGTATTGCAAGAGGGTGTCGATGTGACTCCGTCACGCGAGAAGGTGATATGGAATGAGCATACCAAAGAGTACATTTTGTCTGTTATCAAAGCAGCTGCAGAAGAGGCTACAGAAATGGTACAGGATAGCTTGCAGCAAGAAGATTTTGTATCATGGATACTTGCATGTCAAGAGGTCTTGAACAAAGCTGACAGCGGTAGTGCACTAGGTCGTATTGCTAATATTATTGACAGAGATGCTTTGAAGCCAGCTTTTGCGCCAGATCCTACTATCACAAATGGTTCTGTTAGCAAGGTGTTTGAGAAGATGACTGTTATGCATATTACTAAGCTGCGAGACTACAAGACTGGCAAAGATGAGGTAAAGCGTGAGGATGCTAAAAGCTATGCAGGTTTCTCAGAGACTAGTATCTACCTGAAGACTGATGAGAACTTTAACAAGATGAAAGACATCTATCTTAATCATCTTGCAGGTGGTCCTATCATTGTTATTAGCAAAGACAAAGCAGAGCTGCCTGAGAAGATTCGTAACATGGCACCAGGTGACTACAAGAAGAGTGCAATTGCTGCATACAATAAGATTATTGCTAAGCGTAATCGTGTATGGGAGTTGTTGGAAGAGTCTCAGTACACTAATAGCTATGACGATGTAGTTGTTGATCCTGACTGGCTAGAAGAGTACAAGCAAGATGCTAGTGCTGCAGAAGAGATTGCTAAGTTTGACAATCTATCTCCAGAGGATCGTCGTAAGATAGAAGAGCGCATGGTTGCGTATACTTTTAGACACAATGCTAACTACTGGCGTGATCCAAACAATAGAAAGCGCTATACTCTAGACAAGATCGAGCCAAAGGTCAAAGACTTGATGAAGACTGAGCGTACTACTTACTATGGTACGAAAGCAGACGAAGAGCTTTTGACAGTTGCTTGTGGTGTTTTGCATGAGTATGCCCCAACTCGTAGAAAGGTTTATCCTAATATAAGCTATTGGCATAAGGATGCAGACAGTCCAGTGTATTTCTTTGACACACCACCTGTGAGTCATAGAGACCACAATGGCAAATGGTATTCATGGTCTATAGATGATGAAGTCAATGTTGACTTTGATACGCCACAGCTTATTAGAGTTTCACAGTCTAATGTTAAACACATTACTATGAATCCTAATGTCAAGCACATCAGCGAATTCTTTTTACAACTAACAGATAACGGAGGATATACTATGGACGACTATGCAATTAAATGGTACACTGGTCAAAAAGTTAAAGCGATCAGAAACAAGACGTACCTATACTGTCTAAAAGACATCAACAGAGACTTGTTTGATAAGTATGCTAAAGTTTATGAAGCTGCGTCTGCAGACCAGGGCGCTAGCAGCTGGGTTCAGAACAGTGAAATCTATGGAACTATGGACAAGATTATGCAGTTCCAAGAGTTTGTAGAGAATACAGATGATGCTGATGCTATCAAACAAAAGTCTAGAGAATTGTTTGTTCTTGACATACCGGAGTCGGTTGCTCAAGACAAAGAAGTGATCGATGCATTCAACGAGCTCGAAGAGTTCAGCGGAGGCATACATGTAATGCTTAATAGCATTCATGGAATTGACTATGCTCCTGATGATAACCGCAACTTAGATGCGGATCTTATCAAGGAGATTATGGTCTACCTTGAAGCCAAGGATAGACTAAATTGGTAAGACAAAGGGTGGGGGTTTATCCCCCACAATTTGTATATGTTCTTTTTATTTTTTATATTAACCACTTAATTATCAACCAATTATGATTACAATTAATGTGATTGAGGATCAGATCTCTGGTTCTTACGGCGACACACCGTTTTGTGTCAACTACACTGAAAGCACATACAAAAGTATGATGGCTTTGTACGACAGACAAGATGATGTTGAGTCGATGGAGGAGTACAATCAGCTCATGGAAGAGTTCGCTGCACTCACGGTTCAGGACTACAAGTCTACTGTCGAAACAGAATGTCCTTACATTCATGTCAACGAGTTTACTAACGAGTTCTTTCTTAAGCACAATGGAGTAGTCTCTAGCGTGCCTATGCCACAGGCTCTTGTAGATCGTATTCTTGCGTCTATAGACAAAGGTGTAGACTTTATGCCTTTGGTAAAGATGTGGATTCGTTTCTTGCGTAACCCTATCTTGTCAGAAAAGATGGACGATGGTAAAGGTGAAGAATTTGCTAAGCGTTTCTTCAACTTTATTAACCTAGAGTATGTGCACCCACAACTCAAGGAGCAGCTTATGGAAGATCATGGCTTGAGCGAAGAGGTTGCTGAGCAACGTGCTACTATGTACCAAATGAAGATTACTAAAGAGGGTCTTTTGAATGGCTACAAAGTGTCTCGTGAGATTTTACATGAGTACAACAGAGAGACAGGTGAGGAAGTTCCTCGTTACAAGCGTACATTCAACCCTGATACAGGTGAGATTGAGAGCGATGGTCTGCCACAACATGTAGAGCATCGTTTGTTTGAGCCTGCAGTTATGGGTAGCCAAGGTGACGCATTCTCTTGTGAGGGCCCTAACGGTTTCCCTGGCAACGGACACTTTATCAAGGTAGGTTGTACACACCGTCTACCAGATTGGTCTTATGTCAACACTAACGACATGCAGTCTTGTGTTAAGGGCTTGCACTTCGGTGGCCTTAAATACATTGCATTCTACTCAGGTGAGATTCACAACATCTTTGTAGATCCTATGCATATCGGTGCCGTGCCTGACGATGAGACAGGTGCAATTCGTTGTTTGCAATACTTTGTGCACTCTTCTCTTGCAGGTGTTAACGGTTCTATCTACCATAGTTCTACTTATGCAGCTAAGACTGACGAAGAGTGGGAAGAAATGCGTAAAGAAGCTGTCCAAGCGTTTAGCGAAGAGAAGCTTAGCATCGATAAGATGACTGCAGAGATCAACGCTCTGTAATAATTTATCGGGGGGTCCTTGTGGCCCCCTATTTTTCCTAACTCTTAAAATATATTACTATGAAAACAATTGCACTAATAGACGCAGATAGCTTAATGTATTATGAGATGGGAGCTAATACTTTGGAGGAAGCAATAGAAGGCCTGAATAACAGAATCTTTACAATCTTGAATGAGGTTGGAGCAGATGAGTACATGGGCTTTCTTACACTAGGTAAATGCTTTCGCTATGATGTAGCAGAGACTATTGCATACAAATACAATCGTAGTGGTTCTATGAAGCCACCAATTTTCTATGCTCTTAGAGCTTACTTGCAGCAGAATCCTTACCACTTTATTTCTGTAGATGGTTTGGAGGCTGACGATTGTGTATCTGTATACAGTAAACTATTGTCAAACAAGGATACAAAAGTTGTTATCTGCAGTCCTGACAAAGATGTGCTACGTCAAGTTGTTGGTAAACATTTTAATTACCAGAAACTAGAATGGGTAGAAACTGATGAGAAAGCAGCTACAGAATTCTTGTGGAAACAAACCCTGATGGGTGATTCTACAGATGGCATACCTGGCATACCAGGACTAGGCCCTAAGACTGCTGATAAGATCATTGATACACTTTCTAGCGAGTTTACCTACAATTACGAAGGGGTTGTTATAGAAAAGTACATCGAAAAGTTTGGTCTTAAGGACGGAATTTGTAGATTTACAGAGACATTCAACCTTGTGTATTTACTGCGTACTCCTGAAGAGGTAGAAAAGTATACAGGATCTTCACTACCAGATTTAAAACTAAATGTAATATTTGATTTTACGGTAGATTATGAAGGTAAAAACTAAACATCACATAATGACTCCCAAGAATGCCAGAAGTTTTACAATAATTCCTGGCAGGGAGGGAGTTACTCCTACAGAGTTACATGGCAAGATAATAGCTTTGGACTTAGGGACGCATATGATATTTACTGGCAGTACAGTTACTGTCAATAAGAAACCTTACAAGGTAAATCATATAACTAGGAGCATTATTAGCAATAAACTTGTTTACACGTTGACTTCAGACTATCTGACTAAGTCATCTATGTTTGTTATGCCTATGCTAACAGGTAACAGGAGACTATTTATGTTTGATAGTCTCTTTGTTAACTGTTTTATAGGTATAAAAGACTACGAAAACAAGATTGTTTTGGTGTATAGGTTCTCCGGGGATACAACTTTTCTTAAGTTTGAGAATGCTCTTCAGAAGTTTCCAACTTTTGTAGACACTTTTGACCCTTCTCCGTATTTTGTTGCCTTTGTGTTCGACATTCCTGAGCGCTACATGGATAACTATGTGCATTTCTTGAATGGCAAGTACTCTAAATTTAGTCCAGACTACAAAGAAAGTATACTATACTTCCACGGGTTTGATGCTGAAGGCGAGCTTGGCCAGATTCTATTTAGATCTCCTGAGAAGAAAGAGAGGCTAGAAATGCAACTAGATGTAGAGCTTGATGAGGATGCAGAACTGTACAGCAGACCTGACGAGAAGGAAGTATTTAATCCAGAAATTTATATCTAATGAGCGGTATTAAAAACCAGGTAGGGGATTGGTATCCCCTGCTTCAGCCGTTGCTAGAGTCTAAGGGTTTTGATAATATTAGAACACAGATTAAGACGTACAAAGCAAACGGCGTACGAGTTCTTCCTGATACTAGGATGACTTTTAGGGCATTTAAAGAATGTCAATACAAAGATACGCAGATTGTAATACTAGGCCAAGATCCCTATCACGACGGTAGGGCTAATGGTCTAGCATTTGCTAACAGTTCATCTCTAGGCCACGTAAGTCCTAGTTTACGAAACATATGGAAATCACTAGAAACAGATTTTGATGTGCTAGAAGTAGACTTTGACCACTCGCTAGAGAGCTGGGCTAGACAAGGCGTATTGTTACTTAACACGGCACTGACTGTAGAGAAAGGTAAAGCAGGATCTCACTTGAACCTGTGGCGCCCGTTTACAGAAAGGTTTATTACTGCCCTTACAGAATCTAAAGACGGACTAGTCTTTATGTTGTGGGGCAAGAAAGCTCAAGACTTTGAGAAGTTTATCAAGGGTAATCAGCATGTGCTAAAAGCAGCGCACCCTGCAGCGGAGTCATACTCTGGCGGCAAGGCTGGTTTCTTTACTTGTAAACATTTTACTCAAGCTAATGAGCTTATTGATAAGCCTGTTAGATGGTCAGATAGATGTGTTACTGTACCATTTTAATGAAAGAGGGGGCTTATGCCCCCTTTTTTTATTCTTCTTCTTCTGGGAACCACTCATCAATTTCAGATAATGTACTCATTTCTGACTCGTAGTTAGGATGAGCTTTTATAGCAAAATCTGTTCTATTGACATGTTCTATTACGCTAGCCCATTTTATAGTATGTACCCCATCGTATTCTTCTCCTTCAGTAACGATAGTGTTATATTCTTCACACTGCTTTTTAGTTCCTTTGTAGTACATAATCTATCCTACGTAATAATTTTTTAAATCTGTTTCTATGGCTACCCTAGAGGATTGAATAGAGTTATAAAATATCAACTCTTGAACATCTGAGTTAAGAAACAATGCATTGCCTCCTGCTTGATTCCTACCTAATAATCTAAAGGCAGGCCAATCATCTGATTTAGTGCCTGTACCTACAGCACTTCCAGCATTAATAAATTGACTAATATTATCGCTTCCATCTCTTTGAACAGCATATATAGCTCCTGTTCCATTAGTAAGAGCGCTAGATGCTGTAAATGATGCACCTCCAAAAATTCTAACTTGAGTATCACCTCCTGATGTAATTCTTATCCTATCATTTTCATTTGAATTACTGTTGATTAAAACACCAGTGCTACTGCTAGTACCTTGATTTGACTCAATAGCAGAAACAAAGTACCAATCATCTACACCTGTTATAGTAGTGCCAAAATCCATTTCATTGGTTTCTGATTTTACAAAACGAAGAGCAGGCTTTCCTTGAGCACCTGCTGTAATTACAGAGGTGGAGCTACCAATATATATTTGAGGTTGCTTAGAAGCACTACCCTGACTAAATCTTCTGTTATTACCGCTTTGATCGTACCAATCTGTTACAAATCCGTCATTGCTTCCGCAATGTGATTGTATTGCGGCAATGTCTAGATCTCCATTAGCATCAAATCCTATATTTACAGGATCTCCTCCTCCAGCTGATCTAACAGTAATAGCAGGCCCAGAGTACGAGGCAGTAAGTCTCCTTA